CGACCACAGTGTGCCATCTTTAACAGGACTAGCTGCAACAACCTGGACTAGAGTGCCAGAACAAATAACAAAACAAAAAAGCCCAAACGATGGTGAGTATAATTTATTTGGGGCCTCTGGTAACAGTGATGGGTTTCTTGCTTTTAATTATGGCAAGACATCTTCGTTAGACAATCCAATGTTAAAGCCACCGACCACTTGTACCATTCAACCAGAGGTTGGTAAGTTATTTATCTTTCCCATATGGTTACAACACATGGTGTATCCATTCAAAGGTGAGGGCGAGAGAAGAACTATTGCGGCAAACTTATGTGCATGGCACAAAGATAACGCAGAAAAAGAATCAGTAATAAACAAAATGTATAGGGGGTAAATATGATGGACGATGGCATAGGATACATAGAAGCACCGCACTTTCCTAAGTATGTGTGGCAAGAAAATGGAACAGCTAAACAAATGGTATGGGATACCTCTAGCTTGTCTGCTTTCTCATCATGCCCCCGCTACTATAATTATCAAAACTTATTAGGTTATAAATCTAAACAATACTCATCAGCTACTGGCTTTGGGTCAGCAGTTCATGAAGGTTTTGAAGAATTAGATCGTGGCAGATTTGAAGGCAAATCAAAAGATGAGTCTGTCAAAAATGCTATTAAGTTAATACTGTTAGAGTTTGGTGAAGAGTTATTGCGTACCGAAGATAAAGCGCGAGGACTTGAGGCAACCATGCGTGCTATTGTATGGAGAGCCGAAGAGTTTTGGGAAGACAATATCAAGGTAGCTACTATGCCAGATGGAGACCCTGCACTTGAGCAAAGATTTGAAGTACCTTTCTCTGTAACGGGTGAAAGATTGTCTGGTCGTATAGATAAAGTTGTAGAACTAGACAACGAACTTTACGTAGTAGATACTAAGACTACCAAGACAGGCTTAACTAGTTATTACTTTGCAAACTTCACACCTAACAATCAAGTGTATGCATATCTATGGGCGGCAAAACATATACTAAAGTTACCTGTCGTTGGATTCATAGTAGAAGCGGCGCAAACTGGTGTGAACTTTACACGCTTTGAACGTGCAGTATTTAAAGTTAATGATGAGGTAATACAAGAATGGTATATAGATTCCATGCACAAGATAGATTTATCTAACATGTATGCAAAAGACAATTACTATCCTGCTGACTTTACTGCATGTAGCAATTATGGTGGCTGTAAATTTAGGGAAGTATGCAATGAAGCACCCTCACGCAGACACATAGTTGTAGAGTCAGACTTTGATAGAGAAGTACACAAAGACTTGCGGAAAGAGGACAATGTAGTTGCTCTTCCTATCAACGAATTAGAAATAGAGGTAGAACTAGAATGAAAAAACTAATTGATAAAATTTTAGATTTACTACCAGGACTAATTATACTAGGCTACTTACTTTATGTAGTCATAACAGCAATAACCTAAGCAGGAGAAACTATGGGAAAATATTTAAAGACACCAATGGATCATAAGATTATAGACTATCTATCAATAGAACTATTTAAACTAGATCCAGATAATAAATATCTTAATAAGTTTATGTCTATGAAAACTGAAGAAGGTTATCATATAACTAAAACAATTAATGCGTTCAAGAAAACTAACGAGCTACCAACAGGATATAATACTGATGGTTCTTGGAAAGAAAGTTATTGACGGATTGCAATTAATTTGGTATAATGCAAACACAGGAGAAAAATTATGGAAAATTTTGATTTATTATTTAAGGACAAACGAGTAATAGTCTTTGGACTACCAGGAGCTTTCACTCCTACTTGCTCGTCTAAACACTTACCAGAATACGAGGCAATGGCAGATGAATTACTACAATATGTTGATGATATTTACTGTGTATCTGTTAATGATAAGTTTGTTATGGACGCATGGGCAAATAGTTTAGGGATAGAAAAAGTTAAGATGTTACCAGATGGTAATGGTGATTTTACAAACAGACTTGTTATGCTAGTAGATAAAAGCAACAAAGGATTTGGTAAAAGATCATGGAGATATTCTGCTGTGTTTAAAGATGGAAAGATCGAAGAGATGTTTGTAGAAAAAGGTAAAGGACACAATGTTCCAACAGACTACGACCCTTATGAGGTTAGCGATCCTTATACCATGAGAAAATATTTAATAGGAGAATAAGATATGGCAAGCATTAAAGAACATGCATCAACAGATGTAACTAAACTATTACTGGTAGGCGATAGTGGATCTGGTAAGACTGCGGCACTAGCTTCATTAGCTAATGCTGGGAAGAATCTTCGTATACTTGATTACGATGATGGTCTTTCTATATTACCAGACCTGCTAACTCCAGAGGGAGTCAGTCGTGTATCGTACGTAACCCTTAAAGATCCAATCGGTAAGGCGGAAGCCTTTCGTAAGGGGGCAAATTTAATTGCTAATTGGAAAGATGGAGACGAAGACTTTGGTTCAGTAAAGACTTGGACTAAAGATGATGTGCTCGTGATTGATAGTCTTACTCTTATGGGTGAGTCAGCATTGCGTAGTGCATTAGTATTCAACAATAAGAAACCAACAGAACAACCATCTCAACCAGAGTGGGGAACAGCGGCACGAGATGTGCAACACCTCATACAATATATAACTGGTTCAGAAGTTCCGTGTAATGTAGTGGTGACAACACACATGCAATACATGGAAGGGGATTTGGGTGTGAGTAAATCATATCCAACTAGTGTTGGCTCAAAGCTATCTACAAAATTGGGCCGATACTTTAACTGTGTTTGTAGAGTGGACACTAAGAGTTCAAGCAAAGGCACAGAACGTTCTCTAAGAACTGTATCAGATCATAGAATGGATCTTAAAGTTCCTGCGTTAGATATATTAGAACCTAACACAGAGCTTGATCTTGCGAAATTGTTTGATGCAATTCAAGGGAATGCGAAGAAGAAGTTGTCAAAACCAATGTCAAAATAGGAGGTATATACCATGACAGGATCAGACGTGGGTGACTTTTTAAGTATGTCACCAAATGAAGTACCACAAACGGTTACTTTACCAGAGGGTAGTTACGATTTTGTAATTACTAGCTATCGTTCAGACAGAGTAGGTGAGAACCAAACTCCGTTAGTGAAGATAAATGTAAAAGCTACAGGAGTTATCCAATCAGATTTGGATGCGGCTGATATAGCTAATGCAGAACCAACAAGACTAGAGTATTGGGCAACACCTAATGCTATGAAACAAAAGAATCCAGCTATGTCTTTGAAGAGTTTCTTAACAGATGCTTTAGAGATGGACCAGGATCAATCTTTTGGAGAGTTGCTTGAACAAGCAATCGGCCAGTCTTTTTCTGGTGTTGTGAAACACGAGATGGTTGGTAAGAACAAAGACATATTACAAGCTTCTATTAAAAAGATTATTAATAAGTAGTTTGTGATAGCATGAGTGAGTACGCAGTACATAAGCGGGTTGAGTCACAGGTTCCAGATTCTGGGAATTCTATTTGCATAGTTTTAGAATATCCTACGACTACCGAATCTAGACTTAACAAAATAAATACAGGAGGCATACAGCAAGTATTGAATCCCATGTGCGCACTCGCAGGCATAGACGCACAATCTGTTATGCTCACTCATGCATTTCAACTGAAGCCAGCACAAGAAAATGCTCAGTTCTTTTTCCATAAGAGGAATGAGTATAAGGCTATCAAGAAAGAAGGGGAGTGGCAGTCAAACTATTCTCCTTCTCAATACGGATTTTTAAAACAAGACTATGAACAAGATATTGAAAGACTATACAAAGAGATCAATGACTTTAATCCTAACATTATAATTACAATGGGTGGCTTGGGTCTGTGGGCATTAACAAACATAGACAAGATAGGATCTTACAGAGGAGCACTAACATATTCAAACGTGGGCAAATTAAATAGATCATATAAGATCATGCCAACATACAGTCCGTTTGCAGTTCTTAAAAACTATTCATTCAGACCTACAGTAGTAAGTGATTTAAAGAAAGCAGTACAAGAATCTACAACTAAAGACATAGAAAATACTGAAAGAGAAATATACATAGAGCCTACTTACGAAGAGGTTGTACAATTCTTTAAAGAATGCAGAGAAGAAAACAGCGAGGACAATCCTTTGTCATTTGATATTGAGACAGCAAGTGGGGAGATAACTTGTATAGGATTTGCTCCATCGCCTAAACGATCAATGGTCATACCATTCAGAGATATCACAAAGAAGTCTCAAGCATTCTATGATTACACTACAGAGATAACTATCTGGAAAGAGATAGCTAACTTATTACAAGATGAAAAGATAACTAAGGTAGCACAGAATCAAACTTATGATGTGTCTTGGTTAAGTTATAAATACGGAATAGATGTAGCAGGAACTGTACATGACACCATGCATGCACAACATTCTCTCCAGCCAGAAATGGAAAAAGGATTAGGTTTCTTGGGATCTATTTATACCAATGAAGGAGCATGGAAGAACCTTACAAGTTTTTCTAAGAGTACAAAAGCAGAGGAATAAACTTTTATGAAACGTCCCCAATACTTTGCGGCAAAGCCGTTGGAGGAAGAGTACATTCCAATAGAGAATGAAGTAGTATTGTGGCGCTCAGTACTTGATCAAGCTATGCAAGACATTGCGTACACTGGTGTAGATAGAGAGTATATAAAGTTTAGAGAAGACGCAATCGAATGGTTGTTTAATGATGAAGAAGACTTTGATTTAATATGTGACTTTGCTATGTTAGATGCAAAGAAATCGCGAGAAGAATTTTTTTATATAATGGGAGTATCAAATGACAAGCGTAAAAGAAATGACTAAACTAGTTAAAAAGATAAAAGCAAAAAGAAACGAAGACCCAGTAAACTTTCCGTCTCATTACAACAAGGGAGACATAGGTTGCATTGATGCAATCAAGGCTTGTCAAGGAGATGGATTTAAATATTACTTACAAGGATCAGCCATGAAATACTTATGGCGTTATGAACACAAGAAGAAACCAATACAAGATTTAGAAAAAGCTAAATGGTTTATTAACAAACTTATTGAAACCACACAGGAGAGGGATGATGAGGATAATCAAGAACACGGAGATAGCAACTCAAGAGTTAAATAAGGAACAAACTCTTTGGGTATATTGCGGACTAGACTGCTCACTCACTAGTGAGATATGGTCAAAGCTATCAAAAGAATTAGACGATACAACTAAGAATACATATCAGTTCGAACTTAACAGTTTAAAGCCTGCACTCAGTATGATGTTGCGTGGACTAAAGGTTGATGAGATGAAGGCAGGAGTAATCCGCGCCCCCCTTGTCAAGAATAGAGTTATGGTTGAGCGCATGTTAAATCTATTTGCTAATGCAGTATGGGATAAAGATCTTAATCACAACAGTCCTGTACAATTAAAAAGTTTTCTATATGAGTGGCTTAACCTACCACCAGTAATTGCATACACTAAAGGTAAACAGAAAGTATCTACAGACAAAGAAGCGCTAGAACATTTACGCAAGGAATATCCTCGTGCTCGTCCATTCTGTAATGCTATATTATCTTTACGAGATATAGATAAACAATTAAATATTTTAAACTGTGAGCGAGATGATGATGGCAGATTGCGTACATCATTTAAAGTTGCAGGCACAGAGACAGGTAGATGGGCAAGTTCAGAAAGTCCTTGGGGTACAGGAACTAATCTACAAAATATTACAAAAGATATGCGCGAAATATTTGTACCCGATGAAGGCAATGTATTGTTTTATGCTGACTTGGAACAAGCAGAGTCTAGAGTTACGGCTTACGTTGCTGGAGATGAGGGTTACATTAATGCGTGTGAAGGTGAAGACTTACATACTCAAGTAGTTAAAATGGTATGGCCTAATATGGGTTGGTCTTCTGATCTTGCACAGAATAGAGAGCTAGCAGATCGTCCTTATATTGGACACTTTAGCTACAGAGATATGTGTAAGCGAGCAGGTCATGGAACTAACTATGGTCTATCGGCTACTTCTTTAGGTAGACATTTAAAGATAAAACTATCACACGCAACGAGGTTTCAATTGCTTTACTATGGTGGAGTGATTGCGTTGTCATCACTGGAGAGATGGCACAAACAAGATAAGGAAGGTGGTTTCCAAGAACTAATTGATGGGGGCACGATTATAGGGACTGGCCCATCTTCCTTAGTCAGAATACAAGGAGCGTTTCCAGGCATACGTAAGTGGCATGATGAGACTGCGAAGCAGTTGCAACTAGAGGGAACACTTACAACTCCATTAGGTAGACGTAGACAATTCTGGGGCAGACTAGATGATGCTACAACATTACGTAAAGCTATTGCGTATGTGCCACAATCTACTATTGGAGATTTATTAAACATAGGATTGTATCGTGTGTGGAATGAATTAAAAGATGAAGGTGTTGAAGTACTAGGACAAGTACATGATGCTATCTTGGGGCAGTTTCCTATTGGCAAGGAAGCTGAAATCATTCCTAAAATATTAGAGCGGATGAAAAATCCTATGCAAGTTAATGACAGAGAAATGATAATTCCTTCTGATTGTGAGACAGGTCTCGATTGGAAGAACATGAAGAAATGGAAACCACATGAGTAGAAACTATACAGACTTTGTAAAGGCTTCAGTAGAAGCAGTTGCAGACAGTCCAATACCAAAGCCGTTTGCACAGTGGAGTGCACTTAGCGCAGTAGCAGGCGCAATGGGCAGACGTGTATGGTATCCAATGGCTAACTACGATATCAGATCTAATCTATTTGTAGTATTAATTGCACCACCTGGTCGTAACAAATCAGTAAGTTTAATCTTGCCATTTACTAAAGTGTTTAGTAGATTGACCACACCAGTAGGTACAACAGAAGATGATCAAAACTTTAACTCTGGATTAGATCAATATGGTCTACGTAATTATCCTTTATATATGATTCAAGATAGAATTACTCCAGAGAAATTAGCGGTAGACATGACAAAGATTACCAGGCTGGACTTACGATTATCTAGTCCTGCTTTAGATGAATTCTACGACTCGTCTATCACATTAGTAACTTCTGAGTTTGGTACATTTATGGGCAGACACGAGAGATATCTTCAAATGTTTATGACAGACATGTGGGATTCTAAAGCAGAGTACAGCCACAAGACTAAAACATCTGGCGAATACATTGTAAAAGGCCCATGTCTTAACTGGTTAGCTTGTGCTACACCAGAACAATTTGTGGATAACTTACCAGAAGATGCTAGATCTCAAGGACTATTGTCTCGTATGTTACCTATCTATTATGATGGAGAACGTATACCACAATCATTAGTACAAGAAAGAGTCAGTGAAAATACTGTTAATAATTTGCGTAATGATCTGTCAGATATATCTAAAATGTATGGGCCAATGACTTTTGATGAAGATGCATTTAAAATTGTAGACGAAGATATCAAAGCTGGTATACCACCAGAACCTACTGATAATCATTTGTCTGAGTATGTGCAACGTAGAGTATCTCACTTTATTAAAGTAGCTATTGCAGTCTCTGCATCAAGGAGGGGCACGCGCAAGATTATGCTAGAAGATTGGGAGTTCACAAAAGAATTAATGTTTGCGGCGGAGAAACAAATGCCTAAAGCTTTAGAAGGTTTTGGTATGGGAAGAACTGGTCGTATTGCACATGATATGGTGACATGGTTACATGGTACACTATTTAATAATGGAAGAAGCCACATGCTTTTGAAATTATTTAAAAGAGAATTGCTACGAAAGATTCCAAATCCTGGTGAGTTAGAACAAACCATCAAGGCTATGGAAGATTCTGGGTACATAAAGGTCGAAGGGAATGTGGTTTTTCCATGTCGAAAAGACGTTTAGTACTCAGTAAGTTGCGATGGGCGAAAGCTCTCGATGAACGTCCTGTATTTATACCCTCTCCAAGGTTGACAGGTGTGAAGAGAGCTGGCGTGCTTTATGAAAATAGAGTGGCCAATTATATGAAAGCTATCTATGGTGCAGAAAATGTATTGCATGGTCAGTGGTATCAGTATGAAGACAGAAGGGGCGTAGGTTACTGCCAATCTGACATAGTAATTTTACCACACGGAGATGTCAAAGATTTGATTATACTAGAATGTAAATTAAAATCTAGAAGAATAGCAGAAGTACAATTGCGTTATTTATACAGGCCTATAATAGAAAAATTATATCCAGATACCAACATAATAATGGTGCAAGTATGTAAGTTTTTAAACCCTAAAACAAAAGGGGTTATTATAGATGATGTAGAAGACATGTATAAGCAAGACTTATCTACATTATATTTGAGGACATTTGCATAATGTTGTGGACAGATCTGCACCAATATGTTATAATGTACTTTCACCACATTAACAAAAACTAACTAGAGGAAATCTAATGAACAATAATTATCTGCCATCTGAGTATCAACAATTTATACATACTTCTAGGTATGCTCGTTTTATAGACGAAGAAAAGAGAAGAGAAACTTGGCCAGAGACTGTTAGTAGATATGTTGGTTTTGTTACTGATCACATTGAAAATAATTACAAATATAAATTAAACAATAAAATAAAAGAAGAACTGTTAGATTCTATTTTATCTCTAAAGGTGATGCCTTCTATGAGAGCTTTGATGACAGCAGGGCCTGCATTGGATAGAGATCATACAGCAGGTTATAACTGTAGCTACATTCCAATAGATCATATAAGATCTTTTGATGAAGTTATGTATATTCTTTTATGTGGTACAGGTGTGGGATTTTCTGTAGAAAGAAGTAACACTGAAAAGTTACCAGTAGTTGCTGAAGATTTTGAAGATAGTGATACTGTAGTTGTAGTACAAGATAGCAAAGCAGGTTGGGCAAAATCATTTAGAGAACTAATTGCTATGTTATATTCTGGACAAGTTCCTAAGATAGATGTAACTCGTGTACGTCCTGCTGGATCACGTTTAAAAACATTTGGAGGAAGAGCAAGTGGACCACAACCTTTAATTAATTTATTTGATTTTACTATTAAGACTTTTAGAAACGCAGCAGGTAGACAATTAAATTCTTTAGAGTGTCATGACATTGTTTGTAAAGTTGGTGAGGTTGTTGTTGTTGGAGGAGTAAGAAGATCTGCTTTAATATCTCTTAGTAATTTACAAGATGACAGAATGCGTAGTGCAAAGACAGGACAATGGTGGTTAGAAGAAGGCCAACGTGCCCTCTCTAATAACTCAGCAACATACACAATTAAGCCAGATATGTCTGTCTTTATAAAAGAATGGAAGAGTTTATATGATTCTAAGTCTGGTGAGCGGGGCATTTTTAATAGGCAAGCCGCCAAAAATAAAGCATCTGAAAATGGTAGAAGAGATATCGAATGGGACTTTGGTACTAACCCTTGCTCAGAAATTATATTACGACCATATCAATTCTGTAATCTTACAGAGGTAGTTATTCGAGCAACAGATAGTGAGAAAGATCTATTAGCTAAAGTAAGAGCCGCAACTATACTTGGCACATTTCAATCTACCTTTACTGATTTTAAATATCTACGTAAACAATGGATACAGAATACAGAAGAAGAAAGATTGTTAGGTGTATCTCTTACAGGTATTATGGATAACAAACTTACTAGTAATCCTAAGAAAGAATTCTTAATGCGTCTACGCAAAGAAGCAGTTGATACTAATAAAGAGTTTGCTAAGAAGTTAGGCATACCACAATCAACAGCTATCACTTGTGTTAAACCATCTGGTACTGTTAGTCAATTAGTTGATAGTGCTTCTGGTATTCATAGCAGACATAGTCAATACTATATACGTACAGTACGTGGCGATAAGAAAGATCCTTTAACAACTTTAATGATTGAGAAAGGCATGCCACATGAACCAGATATAACTAAACCAGATTCAGTAGTTGTGTTTTCTTTTCCTATGAAAGCACCAGATGGTTGTATAACTAGAAATGATTTAACAGCTATTGATCAATTAGAAACGTGGCTAATATATCAAAGGTATTGGTGTGAGCATAAACCTTCATGCACAGTATCAGTAAGAGAACATGAGTGGTTAGATGTAGGGGCATGGGTTTACAAACACTTTGATGAAATATCTGGTGTAAGTTTCTTGCCACATTCTGAACACGTTTATCAACAAGCACCATATCAAGATGTTAACAGAGAGGAATATCTTGAAGCAGTTAAACTAATGCCACAAGATATAGATTGGGCAGAACTAAGCAACTATGAAAAAGAAGACAATACAACGGGGTCACAAGAGTTAGCTTGTAGTTCTGGAGTATGTGAAATAGTTGACATATCGTCAAATTAACCCTTGACTTTAACCCCTCCCTTATGGTATAATATGCATTAGGGGGGCACAAGGGGCGAATTGAAATGTAATAATTTTGGTTTGCCCCTAGCTTTTACAGGAGAAAATATGAAGTACCACCCGAACTACCCATCAAAAAGTAAACCGCCAGAAAAGGTGGATCAAAAAACATTAGACAAGTGGAAGAAAGATAAAACAGAAGCTATGTCTGTTGCTTACAGACTATCGCGCAGACTAGGACAGAGAGACAAAGATCATGCACAACATTACAGAACTTACTTAGAAGCAAAGAGTGATCTAGCAGAGATAAGACGTTACGAAAGAACAGGAGAATGGACTGGAGTATTTATACCATCTGATCCTCCACAAGAAATGGTGTACAGAGTTATAGCACCTGCATACCACAAAGACGGAACTTTAAAGAGTGCGCCAGAAGGTGCGGTTGTAGATTGTTTCGGCAGAATAGTAAATGATTCTGATGTTAAAAAATAAAATAGGAGAGCATACATGATAGATAAAATACAAGAAGCAGTAAACGCAGTAGTACTAGCCAAAGGTAATAAAGCAGAAGCGGCAAAGAACTTAGGCATACCACGTACTACATTACTAGGCAGATTAGATACAGCAGAACGAGAAGGCATTGCACCAAATGTAAATGCCCCCGATACTGCGGCGGCTTTAGTAGAGCAAAAAATTCTATATGATATGCAAATATCAGAGCTAAAGAAACAAGTAAAAGAACTAGCTTTGGATAATATTACTGCAGAACAAATAAGAAAGACAGTATTTAAATTACACAATCGCAATGCTAAACCACCTAAGTGGTTAAAGAAAAGTTCTCCAGCACACGGAGCACCTGGTGTACCCACATTATTTTTATCTGATTTACACTGGGGTGAGGTAGTTAATCCAGATGAAGTTAATAATTTAAATGCATATGATAGAGACATTGCTAAGGCTAGACTTAAATCTACTATAGAATCTACCATAGATCTGTGTACTAACCATATGGTTAATCCTAAGTATCCTGGTATTGTACTATGCTTAGGTGGAGATATGATATCTGGTCACATACATGAGGAGCTTGCAGAAACAAATGATGGCACCAACATAGAACATGTATTAGAGTTGTTCGATCATCTGACATGGGCAATCAATTCATTAGCTGATACTTTTGGCAAAGTATTTGTACCATGTGCTTTTGGTAATCATGGCAGGATGTTTAGACAATACAGACATAAACAAGCGGCGGCTACTAGCTTTGACTGGATGCTATATACTATGCTTGAGAAACATTACACTAATGCTAAAGACAATAGAGTACAATTTCAAATACCTTTTGGCTTTGATGCTTACTACAAAATATACGATGTTAATTACTTATTAACACATGGCGATAGGCTTGGAGTTAAGGGGGGCAGCGGAGTAGTTGGTATGCTAGGGCCGATTGCCAGAGGAGTTGCTAAAGTAAAGAATGAATATGCTACACATAAAAAGCCGATTGATTATGTTATCATGGGACATTGGCATCAGTACTTATCTTTAAAAGGTATCATAGTTAATGGATCTCTTAAAGGTTACGATGAGTATGCAATGAGTAACAGGTTTTCTTTTGAAGAGCCACGCCAAGCCTTGTGGTTTACACACCCTAAGTATGGTATAACTTTTCAATTACCTGTAATTTCTGAACAAACACTAGCAAAAAAGCCAAAATCTGAGTGGGTACAATGGAACTAATACCTTGTAAGTGCCCCTTTTATTTGGTATAATAGGAGATATTATGAGTAACAAAGACAAAGAGCAAGACATAATAACTGGTTTTAAATTACCGTATCCAGAATTTGTAGCACCTAAAGTTGTAATAAAAGGTGATGCAGTAAAAGTTCCTGGAACGGAAAGAGAGCCAGATGAAAATGATTGGGACGGCTCATACAACGATGATTGATATGGGACAGTGTAAAAATTGTGGGCATAATTGCCATTGTTCTAATGGAAGCAGTTGTCCTAGTTGCGGTTGCCACAATTGTGAACACGAGAAAAAAGAAACATCTCTATCCAATGGTTGGAAAAATATATAACTAAGCAGGGACTAATCAACAACCAATGCCAAAAGAAAAAAGTATAAGTTTTGCAGAATTAGCAAAGATGCTCAACAATAAAACTATTGGCGTTGTTAAAAAGAAAAGGAAAGCAAATGGAAAAAATAAATCTAATTAAAGACTGGTTTAACGGTCTTAGTAAGAGAAACAAAATTATAATTGCAGTAGGTATTGTAGTTATAATAGGAGTGATTGTTAACTAATGGGCATTCCATTCGAAATGATTACCATGCTTGGCTCCACCGTTCTTGGTGGAGTCATGAGCATATGGTCTCAAAACATAAAAGCTAAACAAGCTGAACAAAAGATGCTTTTAGCTAGATCTAAAATACAGACTGAGGCATTTAAAGAAGCAAGAGAGTATGAGAACGTAGGATTCCAATGGACTAGAAGAATCATAGCATTAACTGCTATCTTTGCTATTATAGTTCTCCCAAAAATATTACCATTAATAGACCCACAAGCACAAGTAATCGTAGGTTATCTAGAATTTAAACCTGGCTTCTTATTCTTAGAAGGTAAGGATGTTATGCAGTGGGTACCTATGGCTCATAGAGGTATAGTTATTACACCACTCGATACTAATTTAGTAGCGGCAATTACTGGTCTATACTTTGGTGGATCATTAGTAAAGAAATAATTTTTAACAACCAACCAGGAGACTAACATGGAAGAAAAAATAACAGAAGAACAATTAGTTATGCAAGATCTAATCAATCAGCTTGCTGATAAAGATAGATCTATAGTAAACTATAGAGTTATTATCACACAGTTGAGAGCGCAAATAGCTACACTACAAGCAGAAGATAAAGCGGTTGAAACTGTAGAAGATAAAAAGAAAAAAGAATCTTAAGAACCTAATCCAAGAGATTCTCTAGTACGTATTTTCTCTTTGATATTTAATTTATCTGAGCTATATATCCTTGCTTTAGGATTAGCTTGTTGTCTACCTTCCTCAAACAGTCTAGCTGTGTCAGGACGGTAGGCATACTTTCCATCCATCTTAGTATTAAACTTAATAACGTCTAAATTAATTTCACGTATTCTTTTATATGCATCTGCTGCTAAAGTAGGATCAAATGTAATGTTCTCTGCCATATATAAATCTCTGTATGCTTCTTTATATCTAGCATTAAATTGACGGTGTGTTTTTTCATGTTTAGTATCAATCATTCTTTCTCTGAATAAAGCTTCTCTTTCTTTAGCTACTTTATTAGAAGCAAAACCTAACGACTGTGCGATTAACTCTGGCACAGTTAAGTCTGCTGTTAGTAATGTACCTTTCCTAGTATCCACATATCCTTCGGTTGGATATTTATATGCCCCTCTATAAAAGTTTTTAATAAACGAAGGAGCAGCTGCCATATAAAAATCTAAATCTTTTACTGCTTGTCCAAATCCTTGTTGACCTATCTTTTGAACCATCTGTTGTGGTATGCCAATGGCAATAGCACCAGGAGCTCCAAATAATTCGTAAGGTTTAGCACCTGTTGGCATTCCTACAGTGCCTAGTATAGACCAAACTTGTTGCATACCAGGTAAATTTCCTAAAGTTATTCTTTGCTGTACAGATACTCCCATATATGCTTCAAACATTCCATTCATTATAAAGTCAGTAGTTTTAGGTCCTGTTACCTCTGTCAACATGTTTCTCATTTCAGTTCTTATATCTGTATTAAATCCTGCAAGTCTTAATAAGAATGCACTAGCTCTGTCAAGATCATCACCACCTGGTATACCTAATACACCGCCAGTTAAAAACATCATTAACATTACTTTAGCAAATATAGCTCCGCCTGTTTTTCGGTTACCTTTAACAAATAAACTGTGTAACAATCCAAGCATTAGATTAACATAAGTTTGGAATAAGAAAGCTATTGAACCATAGCTTCTCATAATTTTAGGACGATTAGTTTTGCTGTAGTTACCAAATGTTTCATCAATCATTAGGTCAGCAAACATAGCAGCTGTTGCAATACCGCCTTCTCTAGCCTTTCTAGCATTCCATATTTCATTGTATCCACTATAATATTCATCAGCTTTTCTTAGCATCTCTGGATTTGATGCTAATCTATATGAAGCAATCCAAGCAGCAGTACGTGAAAAAGTTTCAAAAGTATTAAAGACACCACTCATAATTCCTTGTTCAAATACTCTCCCTGCTTTTCTTACCGCACCACGTTTGCCTGGTATAATAGAAGCATTAGGTGCTTGCCCTTTTTCTAAACCAGCTTGTCCAGGTCTAAGTGTTCCATTATTAAATCGTTCCTGTATTAATGCTTGCAAGTCTTTAGGAGCATTGCTTACATTCATAAACGTGTCACCATAATCTGACTCAACAATAGTCATCATCTTACGAGCCTCATGAAATGCTTTAGTTAATTGTACTGATGTTTTATAAGTTCCTGCAAATTGTGATAATATCGGACCAGTAAATTGTATTGCACTCATAGTCTGTAAAATACCAGAAGAAAAATTGCCCCCTAAGAACCACCAGAAACCCATACGTCTTATAGCAGAAAACTCATAGTTGTGGGCATCAACTACACCGTAATCATACATACCTGTAATAGCTGCTCTTAATCTTGGTTTAGGACTTCTAGGATTATCAGCATAATCTTTTGCTTTACCATAGTTTTTTGCAACCTCTTTAGACATGCCATTACGTGCGGCAAAATCAGAAGCCATTAATCCGAACGCCATAATACCATTCATGAAGTCACCACTGTATCCATCTACACCACCTACTTCTCTTCTTGGAGTAATAAATTGATTAAAGCCTACAATTCTGCCCTCACTTACTGAAGAGTTTAATTCTTTAAGAAGTTCTTGAAACATCTTTCCTTTGTTGTCAGACATTCTAGCTGCTACTGCTTCTAATGCAGAAAAATCTTTAGGTGCTTCATCATTAAACTTTTTAATAATGGCTTCGTTTAATTTAACTGTTGTTATTTCATACTTAGGATCAGCATATTTATCAGCAAACTTTCTTTCTATCTGTCTTATTAAACCTGCAGTAGTATATCCTCTAAGTCTGTCCTCTGTTAATGGTGGCTCAACTAGTTCGTATGCAACTACTCGATCTTTACTAGTACGAGGTTTCGTAGTATCAACTACAGTAACTGCATTGTTTCCATATCTCATTAACGGTATGTAATCAAATCTTGTAAACTCAGCAGTTTGTTTAGCAACTTTTAAAGCATCGCTTAATCTTGTCTCTGCCCCTACAGTATCGTTACCAAGTAGTGCTTGTATTCTACCAGATGATTCTAAAGTTTCATCAAATACAGTTAACTCATTAAAATTAAAGTTTAATACTTTAAGAGAATCATATATTTTTTGTATCTGTGGATACTCTAAGTTCATGATTTGATCTGGAGTTAAAGGAACTGCTGGATCAAAACCTAAATCAGTTAAACTTTCTGGATAAGCAGTTGCTAACAAAGAAAGAGCTTGTTGAAAATCATCCATATGATGACCACTAATAGTCATCATTAAATTCTTTTTCATTACATCAACATTAGCTTTTATTATATCTTCATAAGCTTTGGCCGCATCTCCTTGTAAAGTTATAACCTCACCTTTTTGTATAGTATAACTATCACCGTTTCTTCTATGTAATGTCTTAGATTCAGGAGCAACAAATGTTATGTTACCATTAGCGTCAGGACGATATTGTCCTGGAGAAGATTGTGAAATAGAAAATGCTTTGTCTAAAAATACAGCGTCTTCACCTAGTAATTCATATATCATGAAAGCATCTTTAGTAGCTATTGCAAATTCAGATTGAAATTTTTGCGCAAGTTTTTGCATAAAATCTATACTGTTCCACATAGTAGAAACCACACCATACTTACGAGCAATAGTACTTAAGTTTGAAAACCATTTACCTAAATAACTTATGTCAGTTAAACTTATCTCACCTTCCATAGCAGAAAACTTTTCAGTAGCTTTAATAACTTTATCCATGTTTCTATTGTGCTCATTAAAATCTTGTCTGCTCATTTTTTCATTGGTGCTTAAGAAATCATCCGCTATTGCTATCTCGATTGGCCCATCTGCTGATGCATTGTAATTTATATCGCGCATATCTGGATTGCCATTGCCATCAACTTGTTGCCATTGATCATTATTCCACACAATGTAAGAATCTTTTCTAGGATCGTGCCCTTCTATGCCTTCATAGTTATTACGGTACACTATTCCGTCATAACCTTTTGCATTAATTAATACTTTAAGATACTCATTAAACGCAACATCTCTTTCTTTTAAAGATTTATCTTTAGTTTGTTCGTTTATTGAAGTACGAATAGCAGATGCTTCTTCTTTAGTAAATATTTGATCAACAAATAAACCAGGCCCAAAATCACCGTACTCCATTTTATCTGTTTTGATTGTTAAAGCATTAAGTAATTTATCTGTGCCCCAATCATCTCCCAAGTCTCTCATTCTAAGAGGATTCTTCACATACAATACAGCAGCTATAGTGTCCATGCCGCCGCCAAGTTCATCATTAACCGTATCTGCACGTTCGTCTGCTTGAATAAATGAACCAAAATGATAACCAAAAGAATCGTATGGCACGCTTAAAGTGTTTCCTGATATTCCTATGTATTTTTTAGGAGCTACTCTAAATCCTTTTCGTCTTATATTAGCAGCACTTGGAGAGTTGGTGCCGTGATAAACAATGGCTGGACTACCTGCTATAGTTAAATCAGATTCAAGTGGTATACTTGCACGTATACGCGCTAGTCTATTTCTGTAAAGTGCAATCGGTTGTATATCCAATTGCCCCCCTGCTTTCAACAGTAGGTTTCTAAACAATCTAGATGTTTCTATCTGAGCATTTGTTTGACTTGCTATTGCATATGATTGAGTAAAGTTCTCTAAAATTGTAGTTAAATTTAAAACAGGAAAACTTTCGCCAGGACTTTTTTGTAAACTTTCTTGTATAGTGCTTTCATTGTTTTGCATGTAAGCAAAGATAGTATTTAAAGTTCTATCATCTATATTTTCTAATTGTTGTAAGTAAGATTCTACTACTTCTAGATTTGGAATACCACTTACATTAGTTAATCCTTTAAATAAACCTGATATTTTTTGTAACATATCTTTTACTAGTGCACCTTCTTCACCTCTATAAGTATCTAAAGATCGCTTTCTTCTAAACAATTTATCGTCAACATACTCATCCCATGCTTTGTATAAGGCTTTGTTTTGTACAATATCGCCACCTGTTTTACTACCAACTACAACTGCAGTTGATCCTTCTTTTCTATTTAAAAAATTAATAGCATCTTGTTCTGATATGTTAGCAGCTCGTGCTAAGTTAAGCGGTCCAAGTTTCATCAAATCTGCTTGATCTATTATTTCTTTTCTAGCTTTTAAAACACCATTGTCAAAAGATTCAAATATTTTATTGCTTTCTGTAAATCCATTAAAGCCTAAAGCATTAGCTAACATTTTTAAATAAGTAGCAATACGCGCAAAGACTTTTCCCACAACACCTTTAGGTTGAAACAGTGCGCCGTTTCTTGTTACAGTCATATACTCAGCAAACATATCTGCTATAGCTTCTTCCAACATGCCTTGTTCAGTCATGTCAGGTATATCTGCATAACGTTTTTTAATGTTGT